CCCCGTAGCGCCAGCGGTCAAACTCTGTGACCTCCCTACGAATCTCGTCACCGTGACACTCGCCCCGGATTCCAATCTTCTTCGCCCTTCCACCGAAGGTGACATACTAAAATCGTTGTCACTCGTTGTCCAGGTTTAGGCGTCCCTGAAGAGACAATCGTCATAACCGTCTTCAGGATTACAGCAGCCAAAATGGCAGCGAATCGTTCCGCCCATAATCCGCACTTCACGGTGATGCCTCACCGGTAAGGAAGATTGTGCAGATTTCTCTTTACACCGACATAACCAAGGTGCTACGCCATCGGTGCATCCGTAGATTTCTTCTACGGTCGTACAGACATGACATTTAGTCATAAGGCAGTACATCCATAATACAACTGAAACACAGTTCTATTTCATTTACACACTTAGGAACTAAGTCGTGTTTTCCACAATATCTACAAACAACGTAGATCATTCCTTTTCCTCCACGTATCGCTGAACTTCTACATACGTGTCGTTAATATCATCATATGTGACATGGGCAGGTGACCATGTCCATCGTCCGTCTCGCTTCACTCGCCAATATAACTTCGCCATGTATACACGGTGTATACACTGCTACTTAAATTAATCCGCTGTAATCGCCACCAAAAGTGCCGGTTAAAGCACTGCTAAACATCATCCACATTCCCCGCTGCTGCTCAACAGGGGCAGATTCGATGACACTAACATTCGCTGCTGCTAGAACCAAAGGTGCTGTAGCGATTGCGATCTGTGGTGAACGAGTCGCCAACCACCAAGCACTCTGCAAACGCTTAACATGAGCATATGCGAAACTGCTTCCAGTATGGACAGCGTGTATAGTCTCCACTGCTGCCAAAGTACCCAAATAGGCACCCCCCATAACCGGGGTCATTTCGCCCTCGTCTACCATTTCAAAAGTATCTCCGGCTGCAATATAGAATCCCAAACCCGGAATAAAATGGGTCCAATTAATCATTCAACCCACTCCGTTCCACAGGATTCACAACAGCAATGAATGATAGGCTGTTTAGGATCCGAATCATCTATGATTACGGAATCAATTCTGTTCGATGAACATTTAGGGCACATTAACTTCACTTCTTTCGTCGTGCCACTTTCTTTTTCTTGTTGACAGCAACAAGTTTCTTGGTCGATTTTTTACCGTCAGTATAACGGTATCGAACCAATTTTCCGTCTTTCTTGAAAGTCTTACCATATTTGTAAGCCATCAAAAGCACACTCCGTTGAGTTGTCCAAGAAGACGATCACTAACACCAAGGAGGTGAAGAAGTCCCATACCGAGCAAATACTCGATACGGTTGTTTTTCAAATGGTTAAGAAGGGAAGCGGTAGTGACCGCCTTCTGAACTGTTTCAATTTCGGGAGAAGGTGTCATAATCTTCACATCTCCGTCATGTTTTCACACATGTATCCTCTATGTTGACCAGGAACAAGGTCAATTTGAATAAGAGGAACACCATCCAATCCCGATGTTTGAATAATCATCAAACCACATGGGAAAGTACCACCCTTCAGGCGAGTGGTTGCACCAACAGTAGTTGCACTGATGGTAGACAAATCATGTAGTTCCAAAGTAGGTGCTTGATTAGCACCACCGGGATACATAGTATCTCCATTGACTCCATCATTTTCAAATGGATATGGAGCAATGTTGTTTTCTGTAATAACATCAGTTATTACATTGTCCTGCTGAGTATTTCCTTCATTAAATACTGCGGCCATCCAGTTCTCTGGAGTAGGGCCGTTAGTATCAGCAGCGTCATCCGGCGTGTTCGGATCAAGAACATTAGGCAGTCCCCGAGATGCTGCATATCCTTCAATCAAGGAAACAGCATTCAAACCGGAGGCCCCGCCGCCAGGATATGAAGAACCGACAGCAATAACTTCACAGTTAGTCACTCCTGAAGTTCCATCGGTCTTAGGAAGTGGTAATTTAGATGATTCCCATTCCCCTGGAGAATAAGGATCTCCATTGCCATCAGTCGGAAGGACATTGTTGGCATAACCATTATTGTGATGATCACGGTTAGCAAACACCTTGAAATCCATAAAGCGACTCCGAACAGATGGAGTCTCCTCGATGGCCTTGCGGGTCATGTCAAGCCAAGTACGCATGCCCTTTTCCCATGCGTTAGCCATAACCCATGTGTTCGGCAATTTCTTAACACGAACATCGCCAGAAGCAGAAGCAGCTGCTGTAACTTTAATCCCAGCAACTGCCCAATTCAAACCTTGCCTGTATGCACGACGATTGAGCAAACAAGCAATTTGACTTAGATCCACAAAATAAGTGGCCAAAGTAGGATATCCCGGAGGGAAATAAGCGGTAGTCCCGTTAATATCCAAAGTAATCGTTTGAACAGCAGGTTCAATTTTCTTCATAGATTTTCGCTGATATCGCTTAGCCATGAAGTGCCCCAAAGGATGGAGGCTTATAATTCCCCCGTAGCGCCAGCGGTCAAACTCTGTGACCTCCCTACGAATCTCGTCACCGTGACACTCGCCCCGGATTCCAATCTTCTTCGCCCTTCCACCGAAGGTGACATACTA